GAGATCGCCGCTGCAGGCGGGCATAATTTGATCATGATCGGAAGTCCCGGTGCGTGCTCTTAATACAATGTTATGAATAGGTAGAGAAAAGCCCAGGCTGCGCGCCTGGGCTTTGTTGTTTCGTCCGTGCTGTACCGCTAAAGCGGTACAAAAATATAGGGCAAAGTTTGTGCAGCTTGCCTATTGAAAGTGTACCGCTAAAGCGGTACACTATAATCACCGAAAGGCAAACAAGCCACACAAAAAGGAGAACCGGATCATGGATGAAATCAGAGACGCGATCTACCAGGCAACGGGCGTTTACGTTGACGGCGCAGCCGTTGCGGATGAGATTAGAGAGGCTATCAGCAGCAGCGGCGCGGAGCCTGGCCGCCAGTGGATCACCGGGCAGGACGACGTGATGGCGCGCTGGGAGTTTTTCGTTGATTATTCCCGCGACGATGAGTTGGACGAGGACGGCGATCTGATTCAGTCCGACGAAACAATCCGACTGCTTGAAATTTCCATTTTGCCGCGCTGCGCATCCACCAGCTTTGCAAAGGCCGGTCTGCCGCTGAACAAGGAGTTCTACGTCTCCCTCGACGTTGAGATTTAAAAGAGGTGTGCCACATGGGAAAATCCGAAATAAAGGCCGCCCGTGAGCGTGCGGGCTACTCCGTCCGCGTCTTTTCAGAACTCGCCGGGTGCTCCCCCTCAACGCTTCAAGATATTGAAAACGGCAGGAAAGTTCCCCGCGTTGACACCCTCCGCAGGATCGCGGACGCTCTGGGCTGCACAATGGACAGTTTGTGGCCCTCTGCGAAAAGTAAAGAATGAGAAAAGCCCAGGCTGCGCGCCTGGGCTTTGTTGTTTATGCTTCGCCGTACTTCGTTACGGTGGGGTCGTCCACAATGTAGAGGCCTGACAGCAGCCTAAACCACGGCTGGCCGTCCATGCCCTGGACGCGGGCCTCCACTTCCAGCCGCTTGCCGCTCTCGACCAGCTGGGCCACGTTGTCGGCTTTCTTTTCTGGAGTGCGACGCAGGTTGGTGTATCCGTGGTGGATCGTCAGCACATAGCCGTGGAGCTTCTCGCCCTCCTGCACAGGCTGTGCGCCGTCCTCTGCGTCGTTTTCCGTCTCGGCGTCCTCGGTATCGTCTGCGGCGTTCTCGGCGCTCTGGGCCTGTTTCTGGGCCAGCAGCGCGTCGGCGGTTTCGCCGTCTACGGTGTTGGCCTCGATCTCGGCGTCCAGTGCTGCGACGATCTGCGCCTTGCTGGCGTTCTTCTTGACCTCCACGCCCAGCTGTGCGGCGATCTCCAGCAGTTTCTCTTTGCTGTCCTCCACGCTATACTCCGGCACGGCCTCGACGCCCTCCGGCAGCTGTGCGGCCAGCTCGTCGGCGGTTACCGTCTTACCTGCCATACGCGCGGCCACTGCCGCCTGGATTAGGTCATTTTCTTTCTTTGCTGCCATGATTTACTCCTCCTTTTCGGTGTCAGTGAGGTTGGCGGTTGGGTTCTTTGCTTCGATCAGTTTCTGGGTGACGGCCAAGCCCTTTACCAAAAAGTCCGGCACATCGTAGCCCATTTCCACCAGGTTCTCCAAAATGCTGCGGGCCTCGTTTACAATCAGAGAGGCCAGCACCCACCAGCCCAGCAGCAGGAGCCAGTCCAGCTGCAAGCCCAGCATATCCACGCAGAGCGCCTGGAGGCAGCCCGCCAGTTCAAAGGCTACGGCCACGACGGCCCAGTAGCCCAGCTTTTTGAGCGCGCCCTTTAAGCCCACCTTGGAGCTTTCGACGCCCTGCTTGTTTGCCTTGTACCAACCCGTCAGCCAGTCCACGACATTGAGCGCCAGGAACGCCGCGAACAAATACCAGTGTTCGCCCAGGATCGCGGCGGCGATAGTCACAGCTGCGCCCATAAAAAGGTTGTAGTAGTCGATGATCCGCTTTGCCATTGTCTTGTCCTCCTTTTATTCGACGGCCTGGCAGCTGTACAGCTTTTCCAGTTTCAAGTGCTGCACAATCGGCAGCAATGCAATTTCAATGGGTTCTTTGTCGCCGCTGGACACAGGCCCCAGGGAGAACTGGTAGCGGCTTGCAGCAGGTGCTGCGGGCGTCTGGGTGTTGGTGTTGGTCGCCTGTTTTGCGTAGCCGTTCAGCCCCGCCTGGCGCATGATTGCCGGGTAGTCTTTGTAGCACACATCGCAGTCCAGGCTGTTGCCAAAGCCCGCGATTTTCAGCGCGTTTCTGCTGCTGTACTGCCACAGGCCGTTCTGTACTGCGGTGGTGTCGGTGGCCGTGTAGGCGGCTTCCCACTTATCAAAGCCAGACAGTGCGGACAGGTTGGTGTAGTTGAGGAAAAAGTCCCGGCTGCAATACACCGCAGCATAGTAGCCCGCAGCCTCCAGAACTTCCAGCGCGGCCTGGATGATCGCCGTGTTTGTGGCCTTGCCGCATGCCCTGTTGAACGGCTCGTACTCCACGTCGTAATAGATCGGGTAGTCCCACTTGTGGCCCGCCAGCATCTTGACGACTTGCTGCGCAGTCAGGCGGGCCGCTGCTGCGCTCTTGTCGTAGCAGTAGAAATATACGCCCATCGGGACGCCGTACTTCTCGCAGCCCTGGACATTCGCCAGGAACTGGCCGTCCGTGTACAGTCCGCCCTTGCCATGGCGCGCCGAATATCCCACGCGCAGCAGGGCAAAGCCCGGATTGCTGCCGCCGTTCACGCGGCGCAGTTCGCTGGCTGTACGCTGCCAGTTTATCATCCCCTGGTGGTGGGACACGTCAATTCCGTGAATTTTCATTTATTCCTCCTGTGTTTCTTGCTTTGCTTCCTGGGCCGGGCGCGGTTTCCCGGTGATTTTCTGGGCCTGGGCCTCGGTGATCCGGCCCGCGGTGGCCATCTGCCAGACTTGGGCCTCGGTGATCGCGTGCAGCCGATACTGCATTTTGATAAATTTATACATCGTCGTCGTCACCTCCGCTCAGGAGCATATCGACCATTGCGGCCTCCAGGGCCACCAGGCGCTCGTGGTCGCTCGGCTGATCGTCGTTTTCGGCTTTCGGCTGCCACGTCTCCGCCTTTTTCCAGTATTCCTCGAAGCTCGCCTGTACCGCGCTGGCGTCCAGCGCCTCTTCTGTTCTCATGTAAACCTCTTCGACCAAATACCGGACTTCTTCCTCGTATCCCTGGCCGTCGCTGCGCGGGTAGGGCGTGCGTTCCTCCATAACGTTACGGCGCAGCCACACATCAGAGGCCCCCGTAGGGAGCACGCAAATTTTCACTGCGTCCGGCTTTTCGCTAAAATAGGCGGTTTGTTTCATGCTACTATTAGCTCCTTTCTTTGTTGCTGTGCGGCCTTTCTGTCCACATAGCTTACTGATTTTTGCGCGGCCTTGCAGATTGTCCAGGCATCGAGCCGCCGTGTTGCTGTCCTGGTGTTCGTGTGTTTGAAATAGCCCTTGTAGCTGCTTATCTTCCGGGCACGCCAGTGCGGCACATATCCCAGGCTTTGCAGATCGCGGGCTGCCCTTAGAAATTGCCGCCGGATTCTGCGGTATATTCGGCGGCGTATTCTGGTTCCCTTATATCCTATCACAAAACCCATTATGTCGACTGCCCCGGCCTTTAGGTCGATCTTGCCCCAGTCCGGTTTTATCGTGATTCCCAGGTTTTTCTGCGCCCAGATTGTGGCCCGCTTCATAGCCTTGTCCATGTCTGCGGCGCGGGTTCCGATTATCACGAAATCGTCCATATAAAAGAGGCAATGGCGGACTATTCGCTGGCGCTGTACTGTTCCGTCACGCTTTCGTCGGATTTTCTCCATGCCCTCCAGATAGCGGCATAGGTAGGATAGCGCGTAGTTGCAGAGCCATTGCGACAGGTAGGAGCCTATCGCCAGCCCAGTTGTTACACACTTGTGCGTTTCCAGCAGCGCGCCAACAAACCACAGCAGCGTCTGGTTTTTATGTATATCCCGGTGCAATAGCTCCATGGTTTTGTCCGGCGTCAGGCTTGCGTAGCATTTCTTTATGTCGCCCTTTCGGACGTGGCGCGCCTGTTTGTCTCGTCTTATCCATTTCTCCAGGTGGCGTTTGCCGTAGCCTTGGCCCCGGCCCGGTATGCTGGCACATTGAAACGGCCCGATTTTGGCGTGGAATAGTTCACGTAGCGCGCCCACGGCCACATAGTCCATACACTGCTGCATGGCCGTGGCCTGGCATAGATCGCGCAGTTTTCCGCTCAATCCGTCACGGCGTTGGAATGTCCGCAGTGGTCGCAGGTTCAGATCGCGCGCTCTGATCCGGCGTGCGATCTCCGCAGCGACGCCAGCTGTTGCCGGGATCAGCCTGTTATAGTCTTGGGCTTCTGCGTCGGCCAGTACCTGCCCCTTTGTCATTCCGCCGTAACGGATCAGCAAATTTATAAAGCCGTTTTCTTTCCACCTCCCACTGAAACATTCAAATACAAAGTTTTCTATCTGCTTGGGGTCGGATATATCAATCTTTTTGCAATATGTTTTCGTACTTCGGCCCCCTTGTCTGCTTTTGGTTGAGCGCAGGAACTTTCGGTTTCGGCTTTTGCCTATTCTACTAGCCCCCGGCGCGGTCTTTCCGCGTCGCGGGGCCGCCCGTGTTTTTCCTCACAGTTGGCCCCGTGCCGGTTCCACTCAATTTTTGCTGATTTTGTCCGCATGGTTCATGCTGCCATAACGGCAGCACAGGCCCGGCTATCTGCCGGGCGCGGTGTACAACGCAATATAAAAAATATTTAACCAAATGCGCCACACAGGCCGTTCCAGTTCGCGTTGCCCGTCCAATTGTTCGCGTTACCGCCAGACAGGCCACAATTGCCCCTGTCATTAAGCGTATTCCAGGCCCACCACGCATTGACGCGGGAGCCAGCGGTAGGCACATAGACGGCAGCCCGGTGACACGCTGCACACCCCTAAAAGGGGACGCTGTCCCCTCTATGCCGGGTCACGCCCCGGCATATTCACCCCTGTTTGCCCCGGAGCCACAAGCGCCACACAGGCCGTACCAGTTCGCGCCGCCCGCCCAAACGTTCGCGGCACCGCCAGACAGGCCACAAACGCCCCAGTCAGCAAGCGTAAGCCAGGCCCACCACGCATAGACGCGGGAGCCAGCGGCAGGCACATAGACGGCAGCCCGGCAGCCGTTTGTAGAACTTGCGCCCGATCCGGCGTCTACGGGGTACATGTTGCCGTCTGCGTCGATCTCCACGTCTTTCTCGTACATCCACTGGCCCGTCTGGGTCGTGGGCATCGTTAGCACAATCGGGGAGCGTACAGCGTTGGCTGTAATGGAGGTAGCGATCTGCGCCGCCTGTCGGAAAAATACCAGCCTGTGTGTGTAGGAGGTATCGTTCAGCACCTGCTCGGTCAGCTGGTCGGCGCTGATCGCATAGCCGCCCGGCTGGCACTCCAGCAGCTGGATAATAAAAGGCTCCTTGCCGGATGTGCAGCTTGTGGGGCTACCGTCTGCGCCCTTCACATTGTCGCAGCTGCCGCTGTGCCACGGCATAGTCGAAACTATGGTCTTGTCCTTTTCGGTGTCGAACGGCGTTGCCGTGTCCAGGTTCAGCGCCTTGTAGGCTGCGCCGTCCACGGTCACGTCCTCAATACTCAAGATACGCACCTTGTCGGCCTTGGCACGCATGGAGGCGGCGTTGCGATCCGTAGAGGTTCCCGTCCCCACGTCACCGACGGACACAGTGCTGCTCACCAGGTAGGAGTCTGCCTGGGCGGCGGTCATAATAACGCGGGTCACGCCAGTTTCAGACACGGCGGCCTTGTACTGGTAGCTGTAGCCGCTGCACCCCTCCAGCGTGCCGGAGTTGCCCTTTTTGCCGTACTTGGCCCAGAACATCCTCATGCGGAACGCCAGATCGCAGCCGCAAATACCGCAGTAGTCCGCGCCGCGCTTCTTCCACTCTGCGCGCTGGCCATCCATGCTAATAAAGTTTACGACTGCCAGGCCGGACGCGCTCGTGAGCTTTCCGTCTGCGCCACGGCCCGCCATGTATTTAGCGTGAATCACGAACGGGCGGACGTTGCCGTCTACCGCCACGCCCTCCGGCAGCGGCTTGTAGGCGTTGGCGTCTGCCAGGAAATAGGCGGGCGCAGCGCGGTAATAGTGATAATAATAATTATCGTCGGCAGTGTCACACACCCAGCCTGTTTTCTGGGCAACGCCCACCATGCCGAACTTGCCGGACAGCAGCGTCTCACGATCCACGCCGTTGACGCCCGCCACGGCCTTGACGACGGGTTCCTTGTTCTCGATCTCGTAGGCCACTTCTACGGCCCAGAACGCGCCGCGCGGGAAATAGGGGTCAACGGCTGCGGCGGTGTTCGTGCCCGGTTTCGTTGCGCCCAGTTCGGCGGACGCCTGGATCAGTTCGCCGTCCGGCGTTGCACTGGTTGCGAACTTATACAGCTTCGTGCCGTATGTGCTGTCGTCCCACACCAGCGCAAACCAGCGGCGCACGATTGTGTCAATGTCTACGCCCTGGGCAGTCAGCGCGGCGGCGTACTGCTGGAAAATTTCGGAGGTATTCGTCCCGTCCAGACGCGCGGCCCACACGGCATCCACCGCGCCGTCCGGCGTCCAGCTCTCGGCAGTCTTTGCTGCTGCCTCTGCCTTGGCGCGCTCCTGGCCAGCCAGCGCGGCTTGCTGCTCTGCCGTGGCCTGGTTGTCGGCTGCTGTCTGTTGGGCCTGTTCTGCGCTCTCTTTGGCGGCCTGGGCGGCAGTCTGGTTGGCTGCTGCCTGTTTCTGGGCTGTCTCCGCTGCTGCCTTAGAGGCTGCGGCGTTTCTGGCGGCGGTTTCAGTCTGGCCCTTCAGCGTCTTACAGTCCGCCAGGGTCTGCTCCAGCTCCGCCTGGTCTGCCAGCGCAGCCTCCGCCTTTTTCGTGACCTCTGTGGCCTTGTTTGTGGCGTCCTGGGCGTTTTTGATCGCCGCCTGGGTGCTTGTCTCCCGCTTGCCCTCTGCCGTCTGGCGGGCCGTTTCTGCCTTTGTGCGGGAGGTTTCCGCCCTTGCACGGGAGGTTTCCGCATTATTTCGCGCACTTTCCGCGTTTTCTCTGGCGGTTTCCGCGTTTACGCGGGCATTTTCAGCGTTTACGCGGTTCTGTTCAGCCTCCACGCGCAGACGCTCCACCGTGGCCCACTCCTCCATGTCGGCGTTGATCTCGGCCCACTTGGTGTCAAAAGCCGTCATTTCGTTAGAGGACATGATCGCGGCCTCGTTGCGGTTGCTGCGGCCTACTTTTACAGTAAAGGCACAGGAGGTCAAAACTTGGCTGCTATCCTTTGCCCGGATTTCAACCTCGCAGACTACCTCACCGGGAACGGCCAGCACCTGGTTTGTCAGTTCCACCAAAATGCGGTTGCCCTCGTCGATTTTCGCGGCGTTATAGCCGAACTTCCCGTCCGGCTTCTGGAAATTCGCCAGCAGATCGGCGTCGGCGGGTGGTGCGTACTCTTTGCCGTCCTCTACAATCAGCACAGACACAAAGCGGGTCGCCTTGTCGCCCTGCTTTGCCTCCACAAGGTAGTTTTTTCTCTCGGCTCCGGCGTCAATGTCGATCCGCGTAATAAGTACGGGCAGCTTTGCCATTTAGTCCTCCTGTTCTGTGGCGGCGTCCGGCTGATCCGCCGGGGCCTGGGTGTTTTCTTTTTCTGCCAGCCGCTGCTGGAGCTGCTGGCGTTCTTTCTTCACTTCCTCGGCCTCCCATTCGCGGACGGCCCGGAGTTCGTCCTCCAGCGTTGCCCGAACGATCACCGCCGGGCAGTTGCTGGACAGGATCAGCTCGCGGACATTCTGGCGCAGCGTTGCCGCTGCAAGGTTAATACCGATTTTCACGTGGTTGTCCTCCTTAGAATTTCCTTCCTTTAATGTAAAGTTCTGCATTTTTTCCTGTGTCAAGCGTCACCCTGTTTTTCGATCCATCATAAAATAAGCTCATAACAGACCATAGAGCGCCGTCAAATTTGTAGTAAAATTCCAATTTTGCCTGCGGCGCTCCCAGTACATTCCCGCACATCAGCCGCGCCATTACATCTCCATCCGGTGACTGTACAACAGCACTATTTGACACAGGCACGCCATTGTTTTTCCCTAGCTCTGTTGCAAATCTTCTTTTTGAATTTTCTGTCAAGTTTATGTACTCCGGCGTCATGATTAGTGATTGTCCTTTTGACGAGGCTCTCATCGAAATGTAATTAGGCGCGTTTTCCGTCGATGCGGAACTCATCGAAATGTAATTAGGCGCGCATGTCGTCGTCGCATCCCATTCTCCGTATGTCCCGCTGAGACGTAAGTATCCGCCATCATAATTGCTTGCTTTAAAAAGCTCTACACGCCTGTTTCCGTCGTAGTTCATAAACAAGCCGCCAGATCGCAGCGTCGCCTCCCACTTGTCGCTTACGCTCTTGAATGTTCCGGCAGCTGTCACATTGCCGGAGGCGTCCAGCTTAAAGTTTGTGCTGTTTATTACAATCGTATTGCTGTTAAAGGTCAAACGGCCCGTGTCTATTGTCACGCTGCTGGCGTCCATTGCAAAGCGGCTTCTTACTTCGCTCGTTTTTGTATAGTCGTCCAGTTGTCCTTGCGTTGCGTAGGTTTTGGAAACTTCCAGCGTGATCTGTTTGGCAGATTGAGAAATAAGGCTTTTCGTTTCCTCGGTTGTGCTGTACGCTGTCAGCTTGCCGTCGGTGTAGTCCTGTGCCTCCTTTTTGGCTGCATCTGCCTTTTTCTTGGCGTCTGCTGCCGCTGCTTGTTTGGCTGCCGCCTCTGCTGCTGCGGCTTTCGCCTGGGCGTCGGCTGCTGCGGCTTTTTCGGCGGCGGCCTGGGCTGCGTTTGCCTTTTCCTGGGCGTCTGCCGCGGCGTTCGCCTCTGCGTCGGCAGCTGCCTGTTTGGCCTTGTCTGCCTCTGCTGCGGCTGCGGCTGCGTCGGTGGCTGCCTTATCGGCTGCGGCCTGGGCGGCGGCGGCGTCGTTGTTGGCCTTGTCTGCCGTCTCCTGGGCGGACTTGGCGGCGGCCTGTAGGGTGTCCAGCGACTTCTCGACGCTGGCTGTTGTTGCGTAGGTCTTGGAGACTTCGGCGGTGATCTGCTCGGCAGACTGGGAAATAAGGCTCTTTGTTTCCTCGGTGGTTGAGTACTCTGTCAGCTTGCCATCGGTGTACGCTTTGCCGTCTTTCAGCGCTTTGTTTATGGCCGCCTCACCGCTTGCCACAGTGAGGTATTTTTTAGATACTTCCAACTCTATGCTTTCCGCCATAGCGCTGATTGCTACCTTTGTTTCTTCTTTGGTGAGGTAGTCGTCGCGCAGCACTTTCTTTGTGCGCTTTGTGGCGATTGCCACGGCGTCGGCGGTTGCCATTTCCGCCTCGGTCTTTTGCAGCTGTGCGAATGTCTGCTTTACGTTCGACAGCTCCGCCTTATTTGCCAGCGGGTCGTCCGGGTATTCGTCCAGCTTGACTATGCGCTGCTTTTCGCGCTCAGCTGTTTTTTCAGATACCAGCAGCACGGCGTCGCCCAGATCGTAGGCCAGTGCATTGTATTTATCGCTCTGCGCTGCCAGGTCTACCAATTCCGCAGTGTATGCGCAAGCCGGAGCACTGGCCTCCGCCAGCCTGGCCTGGGCGTCCTCCAGCAGCGCAGCCGTTACCGTGTAGCGCTCGTCGCGCCAGATCGCCGTTATTATCTTGTCGCTGTACTGGTGGTTCTCAATGTAGTTCTGGCCGTCTTGCCAGAGGTGCAGTCCGTCTTTTCCTATCGGTATCAGCCGGGTATAAAATCCGTAGCTGGATGTTTTCACGCCCAGGCTGCGGAGGTTCAAGCGTTCGATAAAATACGCACCGCGATCCCGGCCCCGCCGGGTATGGAATAAAAGCCGCTTGTTTACCGCGTCAATTTCCAGTTCTACGCGGTAGGTGTCTACGATCTGCTTTACTACCTCCCACGCTGTCGTGTCATCCTCTTTGCGGATCGTGCGCTTTTTCGTTATGTCGGCATCTGCCTCCACCGTCCAGCCCGTCCCGGCCAGCGCAAACTCTGCCGCAGCTTTGACTGTTTGCTCCACCGTTTCAAAATCTTGAAATGGTGTGCCCTCCAGTTCTTCGATGTTGAGGGCGCAAGAAATTTTGCGCCATGCGCTTGCGGTGCTTTTCTCCACCGCCTTGACTACGTACTCCTGGCGATCCGTGCGGACGTAACACTCCGCCGCGATCTGGCCCAGCCATGGGCCGCTTGTCGGGTAATAAAAGTCCAGTGTTTCGTCGCCGTATTCCAGCGTGCGCTGTATATGCGGCGATTTCGTCCCGGTGAGGTTTGCCAGCTTTTTATGGCTTTTGTCGTAAAGTTCCAGCAGCAATGCCGCCCGCCTCCTTTCTCATAACCACAGCGGGGTATATTCCACCGCTATGTTGCAGTCCGCACTATCCCATGTGATCGTCCGCTGCTTGCAGTCCATAGCGGGCAGCGCCCAGAGCGTCACGTCCGGCGCTTTATTCTGCCCGTCCTGGGTAATTAGCCCATTTGTGCCGTCAATAACAACACTATGTCCCGCTTTTAAGTTCTTTACGATCATGTCATGGACGCCCCAGCCTGTCATGGTGAGCGCGTCCATGTCGGTTTTTGGTGTGATCGTGAGGACGCACGCTGCCGGGCGGGAGCCGACACGGTGGAGCGTCGCCTGGGTCTGGCCCGTGTAGGCCAGCTTTACGGGCGTGTCCTGGAGCCAGCCCTCAAAGGTCGCCTTTACCTTGTAGGCCTTCGGCGTGATCGTTTTCTCTGGCTTAAACTCCACCAGATAGCCCTTGTATGTCCCTTTGTAGCCGTCCAGCTTTAACTCTACCGGGCCGGGCAGACACAGGCCGTGCAGCGTAGACGCGGTTCGGGTTATTTCGTTGCGATTCTCGCCCCGGATCAGCAGCTCTACCTCGCAAGAGCCGCATTTCTGCGTTGCCGGGTCGTCAACCGGGGCCAGCATACCGTCCGGCCATTCATAGCCCGCGCCGTCTTGCGGTGGTGTGAATACTACCTTTAACTGTGTCGTGCGGTATCTTGCCAGGTTCTCGCCGTTTATCTTCATTTATCTGATCCTTTCCGCCTCGTCGGCCAGAGCGGAGGAAACGCGCGGTGTTACTTTTGCGGTTAGGTCGTCCCCGTCCAGTTTATTCTCCACATAAACCACAACGCGCATGGCTTTAAGCGCCGCCGTTACCTTATTGTCCAGCATCTGCTCCAGTTGCGTGTAGAACGGAGCCAGAGGAAGGATTGCTTCTTCCCCAGCCTCTCCGCCTACCATCAAGCGGGAGCCGTTAATGCCAAAAGCCGTTGGATTCTTCATGATACCGCCCGTGGCGTACCAGTTAATACCAAAAGACGGCACGCTCGGAGGATTCAGGGAAAAATGGCCGCTGATATACGGGTGCGGCATTGCCAGGTGTGGTAGGCTCCAGGAGAAATTGAAAAAGCCTTTAATCTGATTTATTGCGCCGCTTACCGCATTGCGCGCACTGTCCATTTTGTTGCGGATTGTGTTTGCAATGTCTCCAAAGCGCCCACCCGTAAGACTGTTGATTGTGTCGTATGCGCTCTGGTAGTTCTGCCGGATCGCCGTCATGTAGGCAGCTACCACGCCGCGCACGCCGCCGCCGTGGCTGTTATAGGCTTGCTGGATCGCGGCCAGGCGCTGCTGCGTGTTGCTCTGCATGTTTTGCAGGGCGTTTGCCATGGTCTGTTTCACGCTGTCCAGCTTTTGCTGGGTATCGTTGCGCACGCTTTGCAGCTTGGTTTCCACGGTCTGCTGTATGTTCTGCCAGGTTTCCGTTGTTTTCTGCTTGGCTTCATTCCACTTTGTGCTGATCGTCTGGCCGATTTCCTGCATTTTGGTGGTACAGTTCTCTTTGAGGCCGGCCAGGTGCTGCTTTGCGTTCGTGATCGCTTCTCCCACTCCCTGGGCGAAATTTGCAAATACTTCTTTCGCCTTGCTCATGGCCGCGTCTACGCCCGCGCGGAATTCTTCGCAGTTGTTATAGGCCAGCGCCAGGCCCACGCCCAGAGCCGCCAGGGCCGCCACTACCAGCAGAATAGGATTAGCGGCCATTACTGCATTTAGCACGCCCTGAGCCGCCGCAAGTCCGTTCTGGGCTACTGTGGCCGCGCCAGTTGCAACGGTGTGGGCCGTCGTTGCTGCCGTGGCTGCGATCTTCTGCGCAGTCTCCCCGGTCAGTGCTGCCGCCACCGTACTTATGCCGGAACGGATCAGCTTGTAGGCGTCTACGCCGGAGCGCACGCCCTTAACCATTGCCGTAAGCCCAGCAGTTGCCGGAGCCAGGGCCGCAACCAGCAGACCGACGGTGACTATGTTCTGCTTTGTGTCGTCGTCAGCGTTCTGTAGCCACTGTGTTACGTTTCGCAGAATTTCCGTTACCTTTTCCAAAACCGGGGTGGCGTTTGCCTGGAGCGTGTCACCCAGTTCCGCGCCCGCCAGTTTTAAGTTGTTCATGGCAATCTGCACGTTCTGGGCGTTGTCCGCCACGCTCGTGTATGTAGTTTCCACTGTCCCGGCGCTTTTTTCTATCAAGTCCAGGAACTGGGAGTATTCAAAGCGCCCGCCCTGGATCGCGTCGGCCAGGTCTGGGCCAGCCTTTGCTCCGAAAACTTCAATGGCTTTCGTGGTAGCGCTCGCAATGTCTGGACAGGCTGCGATCTCGTCCAGCGTTTTCTTGAACTCTACGCGGGCGTCTTTGCCCTCCGCGCTCCAGTTGCTGATCGCCTTTTTCATGCCAGAGAACGCGATCTCTGTATTTACGCCGCATTTTTCCCACTGGGAGAAAATAGCGATAGAGGACGCCGTGTCAAAGCCCAGAGCACGCATCGGCGCGCCGTACTTCGTTATGTAAGTTGTGAGGGTGTCAACGCTTATGCCAGACGCCTGGGCCGCCACTGCCAGCTGATCCAGTACCGTGCCGTAGTCGTCTGCCTCTATGCCCGCGTCGCCCATTGCGCGCGATACCAGCTGCACGGCTTGCACTGCATCGGTTCCCGTGATCTCCGAAAACTTCAAAAATTTAGTTGTGCAAGCCTCGGCGGCCTCGTCCGTGTAACCGAAGCGGGTGTTTACCTCGCCCAGCGTGGAGCCGATTGTGTCAAAGTCAGCAGCGAAAGAGGACGCCACGTTCTTATAGGTCTGCTCCAGGGCTTCGGCAGCCTCTCCCGTCGCGCCTGTGGCTTTTATCACATCGTCCGCTCCGTTGTCCACTTCATCCCACGCGGCAACGGCAGCAGTGCCAGCGGCCACGGCTGCGCCGGACACGACATTGGCGGCTTTCTGCGCCTTTTCCAGCTTTCCGGCTACCGTGTCAAGCCCTTTTGCGAACTCGTCCAGGGCTGCGTCTTTCAGCTGCTTGTTTGCGTCCTCCAGCGCCTTTTGCAGTTCCAGCGTGGACTTTTTGCTGTTGTTTTCGGCTATCGTCGCCTTTTGCAGCTTGCCCTCGGTGCTGCTGATCTGGCCGTCCAGCTTTTTCTGCTGGCTCTCCAGCTCCTGCACCTGCTTTGCCAGCGCCTGTGTGCTTTCGCTGTTCTCGCCCGTGGCTTTTTTCTCGGCCTCGTATGCCACTTTTGTGCTTTGCAGCTGGTTTGCCAGCTCCTGCTGGCGTCCTTTCTGGTCGCTTAAAACCTTTGTCAGGCGCTCCACCTCTGTGTGGTGCAAGCTCGTGATCTCTTTCTGGGCCTTGATTTTCGCGGTCAGTTCCTGCTGCTTCGCTTTTAGTTGGTCGGTGGTGTTCCCGAACAGCTTTGCCTGCGTGCTTGCCAGGCTAAACTGGCTTGCAAGCTCTTTCGTACTGTCGCGGGCTGCTTTGAGTGCTTGCTGGTACGTGGAGCTGTTAGCCGATACTTTTACATTTGCCCCGGCGCTCATGCTTTGTTCACCTCGCTATTTTTCCGTGTGCTCGATTTCATAGGCGACATACTCCAGCAGACGGCCCAGCGGTTCGCGCTGCGCGTCCGTGTAGCTTTCGCGTAAAACGCGGATTGCCAGGCGCGTTACCGCCTCGATGTTCTGCTTGCAGATCAGCCAGCGGTCTGCGGTTTCGTCTACATAGCCCTCTAAGGCATCCTGTTCCGCGTCGTAATCGTCAAATATTGACTTTTCCACAGGCTCTTGCGGCTCTGGCGATAAAATCGAAAACTTGGGTAGGACTATCTGCTGCATTACAAAGTGCAGCGTTTTGGCTGCCAGCAGCAGGTCGCCCAGATCCTCTTTGTATATAGCTCGCCGGGAGGTGTTGAAAAATTCGGCCAGCAGCTGCAAATTTTCGCGTACTGCCTGGCCGGATGTCTTTGCCGCCTCGATCCGGCGCATATAGTCACAATAAAGGCGGGCTTGCAGCACCGTCACGTTTTCCGCTGTACTGCAAGCTCCCGCGCATTCCAGCTCAACCTCTGGGGTCAAGCCTCTTTGGTAAAATTTGCCGTGATTGCCTCCGCGTTTTTGTTCACGCGCTCCATCACGTAGAATTCCAGCGCCGCAAACTCGGTGAGAATTTGCGACGGTTCCAGCCCGTATTTCGGGGCCAGTACGTCGTCCAGTGTAAACTGATCGCCGTACACATGGCAGACGGCCTGGGCCATCTGTTCAAAGTGCTTTCTGCGATAGTTTGCCGCGCTGTCCAGCGCGTCCTGTACGTCGCAATAATCCAGGTATGCCTGGGTGTCGATGTGATCCGGCAGGAAATACTGTTTCTGATTTACCACAATGCTGCGCTTTGCCATTTTTTTACGCCCTCCTATGTTTTAACCGCCTACCGTCGCGGCGTACTCCTGCACCTTGCCGAACCACGCCTTGATCGCCGCAGCGGCCCCGGTGTCCTCTGTTGCCAGGTTGGATTCGTCCACGCGCACCTCGTAGAGGTGTACGTCTTTGCCTTCCACCTTGTCCATTTTTTCGCGCTGGTAAAACTCACCCTTTACGGTGTTGGTCTGGGCGGTCTTGCTGGCGGCCTCGGTTTCGTAGTTTTCCTCGTTGCCCTGGGCAAATCTGCCGCAGTACATCCAAACAAAATCAAACTTGCCGTTCAAGCGGCGCACGCGGTAGCCCAGGGCCACCTCCGGCGCTTCATCCTCTGCGGACTTGAGCAAAAAGCCATTGAGGTACGCCTGGCCGAAAAAGGCGGCGCGATCCGCTGCGGCCAGGGTGTTGACTTCCAGCTCCACGTCCGTGCCCTCATACGCCTGGAGCATACCCTCCACGCCGTCGTCGCTGTACAGCTTTTCAGACGTGAATTTGTCGGAGATTTTGGCCTTGATCGCGCGGGCCATCTTTACGGGAGTGCCTGCGGTGTAGCCCTCGGTGTCGTTCTGGGTGACTTTCGCCACATATACGTCGCGGAGGCCACAATAGCGGTGGCGCACCGTGGTTTTGGGTTCGCTCATTCTTGGCTCCTTTCTTCATAAAAGAGAAAACGCAGCGGGCGGATATAGACGCCCGCCTCGATCCGGGTCTGCTGCTGGTCGGTTCCCTGGTAGGAGGCCCCGGCAGCTTTCAGCAGCTGTTTAATTTCTTCCCGCAGCGCCTCCTGCTCCTGCGTAGAAAAAATCGTTACCTGGAGCGCAGCTGTTTCAATCTCCAGCTCGTCGTCGCTGTGCGCCTCCGGCGTTTCCGCCAGCGGCCAGAGGGTGACGTGTAGGCGCTTGTACCGCTCGTCGTACCATCCCTCTTGCACTTTTACGCCGCGCGCCGTGATAGGCTCCAGGGCCTTATATGCGGCTGTGATCACATCCATTAGGTAAACCTCCCCAGGCGTTTGTCCAGCTCTGCCTGGTATTCTTCCTCTGCAATTCTTTGCAGCTGTGGCTCCACTACATCGGCTGTAGGCTCTACAAAGTCACGTGGCGGCATTTTCAGCGTTCCCCAGTTTACAAATTTCATGTAAAAGTATTCGCTGCTGTCGTCCAGTTCCCAGCCTACCTTTGCCGCGTAGCCCTCGCCGTTTTTCTTCGGATTTTCTTTCGGTACATTGTCTGCTGCCGGGCCGCCGGAGGGCTTAAACCATGCGCTGCCCGACTTTTTGTGATCGGCTGCGCGTGGGATTCTCCGTGTCATTTCCGGCTTTGCAATGTCCGCACCGCGTTTTACTATACGCTTATCCACAGCGGCGCGCGCTTCGTCGCCCTCCGCTGCTTCCAGCGCTGTTACCAGCTCTTGGAGGGCCAGCCCGTCCAGTTGTATTTGCATGGTTTCCCCCTCGGTGTCAACAGTTGACATTACGCCGTAAACGACGCAGTAAAGCGGATTTTCCCACCGTCGTTTCTTGTGAAATCAACGGTTTTTACCTCGTACTCGTCGCCGTCCATCTCTACACGGTAGTTTCGATCATGTCGGAACATGTGACGGCGGATCGTGTCGGCCATTTCGCAGCGGCGCAGCTCCAGCGACAGGTCGCCCTCTTGGAGCTGTTCCTGTGTCTGGTCTCGGCCCTGGGCTGTGTTTTCTCTTACCTCTGCCCAGGGCGTCCAGATCAGCGTCTTTTTTTCGCTGCGGCGCGGGCCGTCCTCGTTTACACACTCAAAAATGCGCACACGCCTATACACTGCCCGCCGCCTCCTTATCCTCGTAGATTTCCGATACCAAAAGGGAGGACGCGGCCCCCCGCAGACGATCCTGCGCCGTGCCGTACTTCTCCCGGTTATCGTAAAGATGTTTTACCGTCATGATCGTCAGCAGCTTCTGGCGGGCGGTCATGTTGTCGGCGTCAAAGCCCGGTATCAGTTCTTCCTGGCTTTGGACGGTGGCCTCAATCAGCAGCGGCAGCAGGGCGTCGTCGTCGTCGGTGTAGTCTATTCTTGCGTAGGACTTCGCCAGCGTCAGCAGCAGCCCCTTTGTTTCTTCTTTCACTGCTTGCGGCCTCCTTTACCTTAGCCCGCCGTGGAAACGGTGATCTTGCCCTTGATGATCGCGGCCTCGTCCACGGCCTTGACGTCGAAACGGTCACGCACCTTGACGGCCAGCTGGTCTTTGTCCCAAACGCCGCCCGCCTCCTTGGAGCTTTCCACCGTCATGAACTCACGGTCAAACAGCGTCACGGCCTCTGCCAGATTGCCGCAGTAAAGCGGGTAGGTGTTCGTGTTTGCGCTGGCCTCCGTGGTGGTTTTCAGCACTTTGTTGGACAGCACATGGACGGTGTACTTGCCAAACAGCAGCGTGCGCGTTTTGTCGGTGGGGTCGGACTGCAAAATGTAGTTGCCGTCCTTATCCTTGAGCTTGTCCAGCCAGTTAAAGCCGTCCTGGTTCGTCCATACGGCGCTGGAGGCGGCGATTGCGGGGTCCAGCATCACGTTGAAAATGTCTTTCAGGCTGTCCAGATCAGTGACCGCCACTTCCTTGCCCTTGGTGATCGCGTCCATGCAAGCCAGGATTCGGGCGTTGCGGGTTGCGCGGGTTTTCTTGGCAATCCACTTCATCAGGTACGCCAGGATGTTCTCGGCAGTGTCCGCCAGCAGCTCCAGGGAGCACAGCATCTTGCCGCCCTTTTTAGTGATCTTATAGGCGATCTTGGCAAACTGCGGGGTTTCCACCTCCGTGAATTCGCCCTCCTCGTCAATGTCAGGCCATGCGGTGCTGTCGGCCTCTTTCTCGATCACGCGGGAGCCGGACATGGTGGTGACGGGTTCGACGTTTACATACTGCTCCAGGTTGTCGTCGCTGCGGCGCAGCTCCTTAATGCGGGTCTGGATGTCCTGGGGAACGGTCAGGCCGCCGTCCGGGTCGCTGTTCTCTTTCATGGCGTCCTGGATGATCTGGCGGTCTGTGTCGTCCATGTGGCGGCGCTGCACGGCCTCGCCCAGAGCGTTGACAACGGCCTGGCCGATCCGGGCAAAGGTCATAGGCGGCTGCACGGGGTCGGTCAGTTCCTGCTTTTTCTTTGCTTGGGCCTTTGCCGCGTCCTCGTCCTCCATAGACAGCAGGAGGTTAAAGGCGCGCTGCATGGCGTCCAGCTCCTGCTTCTTCGTCTCCGCCTCGTCCAGCTTGCCGTCTGCGATCAGCTGCCGCACCTCGGCTTTGGTGGCGTTGATTTCGGCCAGTTTCTTGCGCATTTCTTCGTTCATGGTTTACTCCTTTGCTTTGTTTTTTAGGTTCCGTAGAGATAAAGATCGGCCAGCAGGGCCTGTGCGCGGCTCTGCTGTGCCTGGGCGGCTTTTGCCGCGTCGGCTGTGTTGATTTCCGCCCGCTTGGCGGTGGCGCTTTCTGCGGCCTCCTGGGCCTGTCTGGTGGCGTCTGCTTTTTCCAGCAGCGCCGGCGGCGTGGCCTTATAGCGTGCGTAGGACGCAGAGGCCGCCGGGGCGGCTGCTGCCGTTTCGTCCACGATCACGTCGAAATACTGGCCGATGTTAGAGCTGTCCAGCCAGGTTTCCGCGCGCATGGCCTCGCGCAGCTGGTCGCGGGTCACACCCTCCGCTGCGTGAGCTGCGTAAATATCCGCGTAGTGATCGCCCACCTTGTCCAGCCTGGCCGCAGCCTCGCGCAGCTCTGCGGCGTTGCCCGCCGTCCAGGCCCAGGGATCGTGAATCATAATCTCCGCGCCCGCTGCCAGGTGGATTTCGTCGCACGCCATAAGCGGCATGGTTGCCGCGCTGGCGGCGATTGCGTCAACGTAGGCCACCTTGCGGCCCTGCCAGCGGGACAAGATACTGTGCATTGCCACGCCCGCGTAGGCGTCGCCGCCGGGGCTGTTGAAATACAGATTGATCTGTTGGCCCTGGGTGAGCGACGCCAAAAAGTCCGCGATCTGCTGCGGCGCGCGATCCTCCGGCCAGCTCTCGGTGGCTACAATGTCGCCGTAAAAGGTCATTGTGGCCGGGCCGTCCGTCTGGTTTTCCATGTCCAGGTAGCCGTAATTTTTCAGCTTTCCGTCCCTGTCGCGGGCGGTAAAGTCAAACCGTGGCATTTTCTGTGCCTCCTTTCTCGGTTTTATCGACGCCATACTGCGCGCCCATCTGTTCCAGAGCGATCATCCCACCGTTCGCCAGCAGCTTCTCGCCGCCCGCCGCGGCGCGCTTATCCACATAGCGCCGGGCCTCATTCGGGGAGTAGATCGACCCCTCCACAGCTGTTTTTAATATTTCCATCTGCGTTTTGCTGTCGGTGCGCAGCAAAGCCTTTTCGTTGAATTTCACGCGGCGGCGATCCGCCGGGCCGTTCAGCAGTTTGTAGGCCATTTCTTCCTCGTACTGCTTTATGGTGTACTGCATCGTCTCCACCTGGAAAGCGATTGTTTGCTGCTCGCTGTTGGCATAGCTGCCGCGTTCGTAGTCGTTTAGCTGGTTCGGCTTGATTCCAAACGCTGCGGCCAGCTGGAGCGCTCCGTACTTTTTCAGCTCCAGGTACTGGGCGTCCGTGAGCTTAATGTCCATCGGCGTGAGCTTAAAGCCCAGCGGCACAGGCAGGATGCGTCCGGCGTTTTCTGGGCCGCTCCCCATCTGTTCAAACGATTCTCGCAGCTTTGTCTGTCCAGCTGCGGACAAATCGCCCGTGTACTCCAGCACGGCGCGGGCCGTCAGGCCGTTTGCGTATAAGTCGTTCAGAAAATCCTGCGACGCCTGTTGCCCCTGCACAGTAGAGGCCAGAATCGCCTGGACACTTTCGCCCACAAGGCCGTTAAAGGTGTGGCTGCTCTTAAAATGCAGCACATCGTCCGAACTAAAAACGTACTGCTGGCCGCTGTACTGATCGGAGTACACATACCACAAGCGCCCCGCGCCTGCAAATATGCCCGCGTCGTCGATCACGACACGCACGCAGCTGGACGGCATCAGCCAGAGGTCTTGCAGCACGATCTCGCCGCCGTACTTCTGGCGCAGGAACTTGCGCCGGATGTATACATAGGCGTTTCCGTAGTGGTTCCTGTTATTTTCTACTGCCGTCCAGAATGTCGTTGGCGTCATAAGCGGGTTTGGCCTTATGTCCAGCAAATAGGCCAGCCTATCGTCTGCCGGGTTGATCTCTAGCGGGCCGCTTTCGTCGTAGGTGTAAACCTTGATCGGCATTTTTGCCATGGTTTCAGAGAGCAGCTTTAGGCAGGTGAAATAGGTTGCGTTTTCCACCGCTTTCGGCTTGTCCCTGCTTATGCCCAGCCACTGTAAAAACTTCGTGCTGCCCAGGTGTTCATAGCCATCGCTGGCAGCCTTTGGCGCTTTCCGTACATCCTTGGCGGTTACTGTCACCGTTTCCGGCTGTTCTTCCTGCGCTACTGGCGGCTGCGGTTGTTCTCCCTGCGCTGCCGGTAGCTGCAGCGGTTCTTCTCCGGGCGGTGCAGCTCTGGAAAAGTACCCCGCTATGCTTCTTGCAAGCCATTGAAAAAAGTTCATTGTTTAGTCCCCGCTTTTGCTATATGATCGTTGTACATTTCCAGCCATGCCTCCAGCGCTTCGTCGCCCGTTATTGTGTCGTTTCCGCACATTGCTACCTTCCAGGCGTCTATTACGGCGTCTACCGGGTCTATTCGCTCGGTTTGCATTTCCTTGTCGATCTTCGTCTCGCCGTAGTTGTTCGCTATGGTCTTGGCGTTCGCCACGCTCCAGGTCAGCAGCTCTTCGTCCTGGTTGTATTCCACATTTCCGGCGTAGATTTCCAGCCGGAAATCTTCCGTGGCGTCGGACAGGCTGCGGGCGCTCTGGATAATATCCAGGCATGGCCAGCCCTGTGCCTCCAGATCGGACAGAAACGCGCTGGCGTTGTGCGGATCATAGCACACCATTGTGATTTTTAGGCCGTAGAGGTCTGCCAGCACGGACAAGTACGTCAAAATGTACTTGTAGTCGGTTTTTATGCCGCCCATCGTGTTCGTTACCGTTACCAGGCCGTCCTCCACCCATTTGTCGTATGGTGCGTTGTCGCTCTGTATATGCTGCTGTAGGCGCTGCGCCGGGATAAAGCTGTGGCTGTGTATAAAATATTTCCGTATCCCCTCCGCCTGGAACGGGATCAGGATAACAACGGTTGTTAGGTCTCCGCCGCTGGACAGGTCAAGCCCTACATAGCAGCGGCTGCCCTTAAAGTCTGCCAGCGTTCTATTGCTGCGGCACGCGCGCCACTTCTCCATGTCCTGGATATACACGCGGTTCGACCACTGCACCCACCTGTTTAGCTGCTTCACCAAAAAGTCGCGTAAATCTTCTCCGCCCATCTGGCGCGCAGCGTCTGCAATCGGGATCAGGTTTTCCAGCGCGTCCGGGTCATAGGCCAACGCTGGGTTTGCTTTCAGCCAGTTCTGCGGCGTCCATAGGTCGTCCTTTTCGTCCATTTCTGCGATAAAACAGAACTGTGTGTCAATGGACGCGCCGCCGCGTAAAATGGTTTTGCAGTGCTCATATAGGGCAAAACAAGGCGATTTCTGGTCGAATCCCGCCGTGGTGATTACCGAAATAAGCGCAGACTTTACTTTTTTTATGCCGCCCTCAAGCAGTTTGTACATCTGGTTCGTGCGGTGCGCGTGGTACTCGTCTACGATCCCTAAATAGGGGCGGTGGCCGTCCAGGCTCTTTGTGTCGCCGGAAATTGCTTTGATTTCTCCGTGCGTGAGTAAGCACTCTATTGTGTGGTTGTGCTCATGGACTTTAAAAAGCTCCGCCAGGTCGTCGTCGCTGCGGATGAACTTTACGACTTCCCCAAAAACGATATTAGCCTGATCTTGTTTTGTGGCCGCGCAGTAAATTTGCGGGTATTGGTACGCCGTAAAGTTCCCATAATACGCGGCTAAAATGCCGTTCAGAAAACTTTTACCATTCTGTCGGCCCAGCTGCACATAGGAGGTACGAAAACGCCTGTGGCCTTTCCCCTTGATTTTCCAGCCGTTCAAGCTGCCCAGGATAAAGCACTGGAATGGATAGAGCCGGACGCGCTGCTGTTCTTCTCCCTCCGCTATCGTTAGCGTTTCCGCAAACTCTAAAATGTCGTTTGCGGCGTCCACATCGAAATAGTAGCGGAACGGTGCCAGCTTTGCGCGCTCCAAATCGTCCAGGTGACGCTTGCAAGCCAGCCGCACAAGCTCTCCGGCCACGATCCGGCCCGCCAAAACGTCCAGGGCGTACTGTGTTGTGCGGTCTTTTACGGCCTTTTTCATTCCTCTTGGGTTTTTTCCTTTCGGAATTTTTCAAACTTGTTTGTTTTCGCGGCCTCTTTGGCGGTGGGGGCCGCGATCCGGCAGCGCTGGGCGACGGACAGGCCAAAGTCCGCAGCGCCTTGTCTGCACTGTTTCCATGCTCTGTCCTGCTGGATCAGTAGGTCGTTGCGTTCCTGGTTCACGATCAGAACGTCGTCCCAGATGTAGCCATCTACGATTTTATCCGGGTTGTCGTCCGGCGTCGCCTTTCTGGGTATCTTTCGCTTGCTCGTGATCGGCTGCTTGTCCAGTTCGGCTGTGATTTCAATATACTGCTGTTCAGCTACTACAAGGCGGGCCAGGGCCTCGCAATCCACATTTGCGAAAATCCCCATTTTTAACAGCTCTGCCGCCAGCGCGTTGAATCGCTTCTTTTGTGGCGTTTTCAGCCAGGATGGCGGCGCGATATTGTCCGCCGCTGCGATCAGTTCCCGGTTTTCTCGGTCTTTGATCTCGGCCTTTGTTAGGTGCTTCTTTCCTTTCGCCACCACAAGGGCCGTTGGCTGTCGTTTTCCGGCCATGTGTGGGGCCTCCTTTTTTGTGTTTTTGTTGCAGGGGCAGCTGGTTTACCCCTGTTTTGGGAGTTTTTGGTGGGGAGTTTTCTCCGAAGAATAGGGAGGGGCGACTAATCCGGCCCGCTCTAAAACTTTTTCATAGCCCCCCATGGGTTCAAAGTGGCGCGCGCGCAGCTCCAGCAGCTTGCGCTGCGTCGTCCTCATACTTGCCGGGCTGCGCTTATACGCAGCCGTGATTGCTGTATGTGAGGCGTGGGCCAAAGGAAACAAGTTAAAGGGATCAAGACGGCGATCCCATGCTGCGTCCAGCTCTATGATGTGGTGGACTTCGTCAACTGGTAATAGCTGGCTGCACTCGTAATACGCCCATATATCTATGCCGTCGTATATAGATATAATAATTGGGCGTATTGTTCGCCACTCTTTGGACACATAAAACGCTGCGGCTTTCTGGCTGCGACACTGGGCATTATATGCCGTGTGGCGGCTCTGGTGCATCTGTTCGCACCGCGCGCAACGCTGGCGATCCGCTGGTATAATAGCACCGCATCGGCAGTATTTTAGCAGCATGATCTGTGCCTCCTGGTTTCCTCTGGCCCTCGCCCCACATATAGGCCAGGGCGTTATGGCCCACCCTGGCCGTAGTATAGGAGGGCGCACAAACAACAAAGCGCCGGGCATTTCTGCCCGGCGTTCCTGCTTGTCCACGCTATTATTTTACTACGGTTCTCCCACTACTTAAACCCCAGGATTTCCCCAGCCTTTCCCGCATAGGCGTTTTTGGATTATCTGTGATAGGCCCAAATCCAGCGCTTTTTGGTTTTATGGGTATCCGCCGGGGGTTGTGTGGTCTTGGTTTCCGTGCGTTTTTATGACGGTTTTCTGGGAGGGTGCATGTGCTCCTGTTCTGCTTCGTCGTGCCACGCCTCCAGCTCTGCGCCTGTCGGCTTCTCCTGCGCCGCTTCTACGCGCTCCTGCAATGTGTGCCACTTCTCTACGCACTGCTGGGCGATATGCAGCGGCACAAGCGCGTACAGGATTGCGCCCGTGTCGGTGATTGCTTGGGCTTTCAGCCTGGCGTTTGTCGTCCCGGTGGTTTCTTCGATTGCCTGGTAGGCAGCCACGACGGCCACGGCCTGAGCCATTCTGTCTGGGTCTTTGCTGCGGTGTAAATCCTTTTTGCGGTATGCTTTCATTGTTTCCTCCCTTACCAGCGGCGTAAGCCGTCCACCCCAAACAGGAGGACGGCCAGGCGTTCGTTTAATTGCTTGCACCAGCGGGCCGGGCTGTTCTTCCCGGTGTTGAGTTTTTCGGCTGTTTCTTCGGCGGTCAAGCCCTCCATGTAGCGTAATCGGTATGCGTCGAACATATAGGCGCGGCCCTTTTGGCGGGTTTCCTTTTCCAGCTCGTCCAGGGCGGCGTCCAGGTGCGCCAGCATAACAGCGGTGCGGGCCTTATTCTTGCGGATAGAGCGGAGCCACGCCTCACCCTGGATTTCTGCGCCCTGGAGCCTGGCAGCGTCTGCGCTGTCCACGGCGCGGCCCTCGTAGCCTTTTAAGGCGCGGTAGTTCTCCATAAGTAGCGCTGTATTATGGAGTGCTTGCTGCTGATCCTGGCGGCGCGTCTCCTTTACCGCCTTTTTCACGGCCTCCGCGATCACGGCCTCCAGGACTGCCTGTTCCGCCGGGGCGTTGCCCGTTGCAATGGCTTTTATAGCTTTCTCTGTGTATGTCTCCATGCTCTGTCCTTTCAGCCGCTGGCGGCTCTTTATTTTGCGATTCTTGCCCGGCGTTCTTCCAGCAGTTTATCCACGCGGGCCTGGCCCTGTGCTGCGTATGTTTCGGCTATTTCAAAGCACACATAGCGCCGCCCCGTCTGTATACAGGCCACTGCCGTTGTGCAGCTGCCCGCGAACGGATCAACCACAAGATCGCCCGGCACGCTGGCGTCCGTGATAATTCGCTGGATTAGCGCTATCGGCTTTTGTGACGGGTGTATTTTCTCGCCGTCCGTCTGTATGCTGCCGGAGGTAAAGCCGCGCTCCCTCCACACATTTCTGGCGTGTTTTTTTGTCTGCGGGTCTATGCAGCCGTAGAGTATAAACTCGTGGCTGCTGTTGTAGAAATTCCCGGGGCCGCTCATTTTGTCCCAGACGATCATATTTTTTACTGGCAGATACTCTGCAAAGATCGGGTAGTAGAACGCGCAGCCTCTCCAGTCCATGAAAATATAAAATTCTCCGTGATCGTTCAGAACGCGGCGCAGCTCCTGGGCCAGCTGTCTGTAGAACGGTTTCGCCACTGCCAGGTCGTTGAACTGTCCGTGCTGGCCGTTGTGCGTCAGGCCCATGAAATAGGGCGGGTCGGCTACTATGAGCTTTGCGCAGCCGTCCGGCATCTGTGCCAGGCCGTCCAAACAGTCCACATTG